CAGTATTACCTGTGCCAGTGGCAACGCCGCCGGGACCAGTCGGGCCCGTAGCGCCCGTCGCGCCGGCCGCGCCCTGCGGACCAGTATTGCCAGGGGGCCCCGCGACACCGGTATAGCCGGTCGGGCCGGTGATGCCCTGCGGCCCACCCGGGGGCCCAAGCGGACCGAAGTAGCCCAGGATGTAACCAGTGTACCCGGTCGTACCCGTGATACCCGTGGTATAACGGAGGAGAGTGCCACCAGTGGGGCCTGTCGGACCCGAGGGGCCAGTGCCGCCGGGGCCGATGCCCGAGCAGCCGGTGAAGCCCTGCGTGCCGGTAAACGTGTTCGTATTGATGATGTGCGCCAGCGTGTACATGACGATGGCGATTTCGTTATCATCATAGCTGTCCGGGGTCTCATTGGGCAGCATCGGGAACGGAATGTTAGGTGCGATGCCGGTTGTCATTATTTCAATCCCGACACTTGCAGGTAGGGCCCACCTGTGTTCCACCAAACTTGCCCAGTGACGCCTGGATCACTGGTCGGAGGATTGAAGATCTGATAGTTCACGCCCGTCGGGCCAGTCGCGCCGGTCACGCCGGTCGGACCCATGAAACCGAGAGGACCCTGTAAGCCAGTCGCGCCCGTCGGGCCAGACAGGCCACGCGGCCCACTAAAAGCAATATTGCCGCCGCCATAGGGACCCGTCGGGCCGGTCGGGCCGGTAGCATTGAGCGTATTGGCGGGGCCCACCGGGCCCGAGGGACCACCAGGGCCGGCTGTGCCGCCGGCGCCTTGGATACCTGAGAAGCCGGTCGCGCCGGTCGCGCCGGTTACGCCTGTCGGTCCAACTGGACCAGAGACACCCACCGAGCCGCCAACGCCACCAGTGGCGCTCGCCGGGCCGGTATTGCCTGTCCAGGCGTTGGACGGACCAGTCGGGCCGGTGATGCCCGTCACGCCGTCCTGCGAGCCGCCGGAATTGACCCAGTCGACCAGCTGCTTCAGCACGAAGCTCTGGGAGTTGGGCTCCAGGTTTCTGATCTCGGGGATGGGGCCGTCCCAGAAGGGGCCGGTGCCCTGGACAAATAATGCCATATCAGGTCCCCGGGCCTAGTGAACGAACGAACATGGTGTACTGCCAGCTGCCGGTCATGCCCGTCGCGTTCGGGTTAAACCAGATATAGCCAGTGATGCCGGGCGTAGACCACGGCGGAATAAAAAGGCCAGTACCACCGGGTCCAAGCAGTTTGATCCCCGAGGGGCCGGTTGGGCCGGTCGGCCCCACCTGTCCTGGGAAGCCTGTCGGTCCAGTGGGACCGGTGTAGCCTGTAGCGCCCGAATTGCCGGAGTAGCCTGTGATACCCGTCGGACCAGTGACGGGACCTGTTGGCCCCTGCGGGCCGGTCGACGCCGGATTGCCCTGTGGTCCAAATGGGCCGGGCTGACCCGTCTGGCCGGTGAAGCCTGTCATACCCGTCGGGCCGGTAGGGCCCAACGGCCCTTGATGGCCTTGCGAGCCGGGCTGACCGGTTGCGCCAACTGGGCCTGTGGGGCCCGTTGTTGCGATACCGGCTGGACCGGTACCACCTGTCGAAGAACCTGATGGGCCTGTCGGACCAGACTGTGCGTTCAGAATGCCCGAGGCAAACTGCGCCACGACCTGCGCCAGGATCAGACCGCGTTGGTTGCGGTCATAATTGAAGCTTGACGTGATGCCTGGAGACAGATTTCCCATGCGCGCACCGTGGCAGAGCTAAGTAAAAAATGCATTAACGGGATCGTATCCGTTTGGCATTGCGCGCGCGAACACACTCCACGCAATGACCGGTCTTGGCGTAGCGCTCGGCCAAATGGCCGTTTCTGCACGGTATGCCGGTGCAGTAGAACGGAAAGTGATGTCTGCGCGCGAGCGCCCTTGACACAACAATTTTAGCCGGGGCCCGGGGAAAGTTTCGCACCTGGACCTGGCTGGTTGCTGACAACGTTGGCTACTTGCGGTCCACCGCCGGCGGACAGCGGCCCCTGCTGCGTGCCCTGCGCCACATTACCCGGCAAAGGGCCGATGTGTGTTCCCGGGACCGGCGCCGACCCGGGAGCACCTGCCGGTTGGCCGCCGGGGGTACCTATGTGGGTCGGCATGCCCATAGGCATTCCTTCTGCTCCCCCAAACTGCGCCGCCGCCAATTCGGTTGTAACACGCTGCACGCCCTGGGCGACACCCTTGACAACTGCGGTGTTCACAGCCTGGACGATTGGTCCTTGCTGCTGTTGGGCCTGTGCAGCCTGCTCTTTCTGTCCAAGGGCCTGGTCGTTAGGCACGACCTGTTCACCATCAAGGCCAATAGTTGAAGCAACAGCGCGAAGAACAGTGCCGCGGCCCTTGAGACCCATAATATTGTTGTCAACAGGGTTGTTAGTCGCCTGAAGATACTCCACCTGGCGCTGTCTGATGGTCTCGCGTTGGACAGCAACTTGGACGCCCTGGACACTGATCTTCTCCTCCCCGGACAGGATGCCTGTCTCGTCTGTGAGAAGAATTAAGTCCGCCAGCTGCGTCAGCGCCGGCTCCATCACATCGCGGTCGATATTAGCTGCCACCGTCTGGAGGATCTTGGACGCATTGCCCATCAGCATGGCCAGCCCCGAAGCAGTTCTCCCAGCACCACCACTGCCAGCCTGGCCCCCGATATACTTGGGTATCGCAGAAACATCGTCTGCCATTGAGACGAACTTGTCGAACACCTGCATCATCTCGCCGGCGTTGGACGTCGGCATGAAGAAGCTGATCGGCTCCTCGCTCGTCGAACTTAGGGGATCGGATCGCACATGCCATCTTTTCCAGGGGTACATGTCTTCCCCGGTCTCGTCAGGTGACAGTCGATCATCACGTACGGTAACCTGGGGTCCAGAAGCAATAGACACGTTGTTAACCAGAGCGCGTACAGTCCCATTGACGATCTCCTGGAGATCCACCAGGATATCAGTCAAGCCGTTTCCGATTGGTGTATTCGGTACCTTCTCAAACGAGGTGAGAAAATAGGGGTGACGTTGTCGCGGTGACGGGGAGAGGTGAGCCTTGATGACGTAGGGCCCGATGATCCACGCCTGGATGTAGTAGTCGCGCAGGGGGTCGTCCACTTGGATACCGTATTGCGCGAGCATCTGCCCCTGGACCGGCCCATTATATAGCATCCCCGTAATCATCGCGGAGCGGTTCCATGCCGGATTCTCCTTGTTCTCCAATACCGCGCGCTCTGCGTCGGTGGTGTCCCAGTTGTCGTAGAACCCACCTTGTCCGTAATGCTGCAACACATCCCGGATGGCATTTTGATCATATCCCGGCAGATCGAGAAGATCATTTAGCTCGGCTCTGGTCATTCGAATTTTCTCGATCATCTCCGCCTGGGAGATGTCCGACACCCCGGGAGTCCACCAAAGATCGAAGGGACTAGGGGAACGCCACGTAAGCTTCGGCACCCGCTTGACATTCGGCGGTCCGCCGCCAGGTGGCCACTGCAACTCGGGCATGATCTTGACTTCCGGACCACAGATGCAGCTGAACGGAAAAATGCACAGCTGGACAAGAAACTCCGCCAAAGCAATGTAAAAGCCGCCGTCACGGAGAATGTCCTCGATCTTATCCTCGGAAATCTTGGCCTGCTCAGACGCCTTCTTCTTGGCGGCGTCCATGGCGTTCTGCATGAGCGCCAGACGGCGCTCCACCGGGCCGGTGGGGTCCGTCCCGCCGCCCTGCGCCTTGACCATAATTTCTTCCATGGCCAGAAGCTTGGTGATGGCTTGGACAACCTCGTCCGGCGGGTCCGGGCTGGCCGGCGGTTTGACGGTCCAGGCGCGGTCCGCTCCGAGATAAATATCGCGCAGCAGAGAAGTGGCCGCGCGACATTTTTGCGCAACCAAGCGTAAAAACACCTCCGAACCGCCGAATTTGCGGATTTCATTGAGCTTCGTCGCCTCGTACTGACCGTTGAAGGTCCGCAGCGCGATCAACAGCCGCTCGGACCACCCGGCAGACGTGTTGCGGTGGTTGCGGAAGATTTCCCAGCGTCCCTTGATATACCCAGCCAGCTGAGACGGAACCGGCGAGCCCTGCATATCCTGGACCGCCGCCTTGTCCTTCGCCCGCTGGGCCTCCTGCTGTTCGAGAGCGGCCGGGGGGATGACTTGAAGCACCCCCTGCTGACCGAGAACGTCCGCCATCCGCGACTATCCTTGCACAAGACGGTCCGACGGTACCGAAGGTCCGTTAACGAACTGTTTAGGCTTGCGTCGTTTGGTCACATTGTGATAGGAGCAAGCCATGGATGAGGGGCAGACCCCGCCCGACCCGCAACTGCTAGCCGTATTAGCGCGTGAACTGGCAACTGAACGCCTGAGCCGCAGCCAACTGCTCGAAAAGTTCGGCCTGACCGAAGAGCACTTCGAAGCGCGGATCGCGTCCAACGCCTACTTCCAGAAGCTCCTGGCAGCCTACACCGCCGAGTGGGAAAACATCACCAACACGAACAAGCGGCTGTCTTTCCATGCCGCAGCGGCCCTGGAGCAGGAATTACCGGTCCTGCAGAGCCGCATGGGCGACCGGCGCGAAAACTTCAATGACGCTGTCCAAGCCGCCAAAGTCTTCAAAGAGATCGCCGGCATCGGGCCTCCCGCGCCGGGACATCAAGGCAGTGGTGAGAAATTCACCATTTCCATCAACCTGGGCACAGCCGCCCCGGTGAAACTCGAAGTCGAAACCCCCAAAGAGAAACCCCTTTTGGAGCTTCCATATGTCAGTAGTGAAAAGATATCAAAGGGATGAACTACTCAAAGCCGCCGGGTTCTTCAACGGTGAGGGTTCTGCGGGGTGCTATGGCAAATCTTGCCAACTCAGGATTTCATGCGTGCAAACAGAATGGGAGCCTCTGGAGCAACTTCGCCGTGCCGTCGGCGGCTTCGGCAAAATTTACGGTCCCAACAACATGAACAAATACCCATCAGTGAAACGTCTCCAGGCGGTAAGTACCAAAAGTAAGCCCTGGAGACTTCAATATGTATGGTGCGTGTCCAACGATGATGCCATCAAAGTCGCCAAAATACTCGGCCCCCACCTGAACGCCTACAAAGGCCATGACGTCGAAGTCGCCGTGGCGAAACGCAAAGCGTGGCAAGAGAAAAAACTAATCACCGAGATCTACAAGCACAAACTTGCCAAACGCGGCGACGTTCTTATCAGTCATGGATCTTAACTATACCGCTCCGCCAACTGTCAGCAAGTTCTGCCAGTCAGATGCATTTGGACGGATCATTGCCGGGCCCATCGGGTCCGGCAAGACCACCGGCATTATCATGGAATTGCTGCGCCGCTCGGCAGAGCAGGGAAAGGCGGACGACGGCGTCCGCTATACGCGCTTCGCACTCCTGCGCCAGACCCTCATGCAGTTGAAAGCTACCGTCCTCAAAGATTGTGACCAGTGGCTGCAGGGGCTCGGTCAGTGGAAGGTATCGGAGTCCACGTATCATGTGAGGTTCAACGATGTCGTTTCGGAGTGGGTGTTTCTGCCCCTAGAGAACGCCGAAGATAAGGCTCGTCTGCTGTCGATGCAGCTAACAGGCGCCTTCCTGTCAGAATGCATCGAAATGAACATTGACATCTTAGGTCACGTCCAAGGCCGCATCGGTCGATATCCATCAGGTCAACGGGGCGTCCCTTCATGGCATGGGATCATAGCCGATACGAACATGCCCGTCGAGATGTCGCCCTGGTGGGAGTTCATGGAGAAAATCAGAGCCGGCGAAGTGCCGAATTGGCAGGTTTTCCTGCAACCATCCGGCATGGACCCCCCGACATTTGACAAAAAGAGTGGCCTACAGACAAGTGGGGCCGAAAACCTCAATTGGCTGCTGCAAACCGCCGAAACCCGAGAAATGCCGGTAGATTCACAGCCACGCCTGAACCGGGGGCGCAAATACTATGAAGACATCATCTCCACCCAAGGGGCCGAGTCGGATTACGTCAAGCGATACGTCCACGCACAGTACGGTAACGATCCCTCCGGGGCAGCTGTTTTCGCGCAGTCCTATAAGGCTGATTTTCACACGGTCGAAAACACGCTGGTCATACCGGGCTACCCGCTATACGTGGGTCAAGACTTCGGTCGAAATCCATGGTCCCTCATCTGTCAGGTCGATCATATGGGACGTCTGCTTGTCCACGAAGAAGTCAAAGCAGAAAACATAGGGCTCGAAAAGCATGTCTGGCAAAACCTCCGGCCCCGCCTACTACAAAATAGATATCAGGGGCTCAAAATCGCCATGGTGGGAGACCCTGCCGGTGTCGCGAAGGGTAATGTTGCTGAAGAAAGTTGCTTCGATGCTCTCAAGCGTCTCGGATTTGCAGCATTTCCTGCACCAACAAATGATATTGAACCAAGAATTCGGTCGGTCGAAGCCCTACTCGGACGCCAAACGAATGGCGGACCGTCTCTCGTTATATCTCGCGCGGGGTGTCCGAAGCTTTGTCGTGCGCTTGCCGGCGGATACCGCTACAAGCGCACCAAAGAAGGCGCGCTCAGGCCGACGCCGGACAAAAACGAGCCGGAAGGGTACTCGCACATAGCCGACTGTCTGCAGTACGTCTGTCTAATTGTCCACGGCGGCATGATGCAGTTCGTGGGGCAGTATCTCTGGGGCCGCAAAAAGCGCCGTCCAATCAAAATTTCCCCGGCTGGCTGGACCTAATTCTCCATTGAACCGCGCACACTCGGCTTAATGTAGTCGCCATCATGCTTACGCTGATGGGCCTTCAATTCGGCCAGGATTTTGGCGCTTTCGTCGGCAGTCCGCTGCCAAAACTCGATATCGCCATTGGCGTGGCGCACCATGTCCAACTGCAATTTCAGCAGTTTGGTCTTGTACCGGATGATCCGCCGCTCCCGCCGGTCCCGGAACCACGCCCTCACGGCCGGGTGATTGAAAATGGCCAAAAAGTAGTAGACGGCGCCTGCCACCGAGACGATCACAGCGGCGAACACCGGCACCAGCCCGAAAAAGGCAGAGGCCCAGGTGAAGAAAATAGCACCAGAAGAGACGACGTCGACAGTATGAAGAACCGGGGGCGCCTGCTCTAGTGCCATTTATTGAGGTACCAGAGATAAAACGCGGTCAGAAACACCACCGACGCCGGCAGCGAGGTGAGGATCAGCACCGGGAGAGCTACCGTCTGCTCAACGATTGCGGGCGATTGCGATAATGGCATAGGTGTGTCCTAACGCTGCAAGGATCGCCGGTGCCTGGTCGGCTGCGATGAAGGCATGCGAACGAATAACGCCGTCGGCAAAGGAGCCGTTCCATATCGCAAACGCCGCCCCAACCGCGCTCACCATCAAAACGAATTGTTGAGGCAGCAGGGTCAACGGACAGCCCCGCCATATCCCAATCGAGGCGAGGACGCCAACCGCTACATAGACCCCAATAGCGCTCGCGCGCGGCATAAGGTCCAGCAAAGCGTGAATGGCGGTGGCGTTACCGGCAGCCGGGTCCAGCATGAGCGCTATCGCCCACACCCAGTGTAACAGGATGGCGTAGGCGATTATAGGATAGATCCGGTTCATGACACCGGCTCGCCGGGCCTGCGCATCTCCTGCATCAGCCGCAATGCCTTCTGCATGGTCGCCTTGTACTCCATTGCCGAGACCATGTGACGGTCAACCTCATCCTTGATCGTCAGTTGGACGTCCAGGTCAGGCATCTCCATCTGCTCACGCAGGCCGTTCAACTCCGCGATCCGGACCAGCCGGTTCTGGAAGTTGAACGCGTTTACCACAATATCCTGAAAATATGGTCGTTCGCAGCGATGGTCGTAGGCGTTCATGACCATTAAGAAGTTGCTAGTGATCAGGTGGGTGAAGGTCTCGGCATTGATCGGTTTGGACAGCTGTATAGCGAGAGTGTCTTCGTCGATCAGTCTTTCAGGCTGTGTGAAGTCGGCTTGTGGGGGCGTTGTCGTTGACGGCGTCCCGGTCATGTAGTTCCCTCTCGATGAGTGCCAGGGCTACCTTCTTGCCCTCCTGGTCGAGATAATAGCCGTGGCCCCACAAGGTGTGAATAGTAAGACCAAAAGGCTTAAGTTTCTTCCGCAGATTGCAAATCACCACGTCGACCATCTTGGGGTCGGTCTCTTCCGGGTTATCCGGCCGACTGGCACGCGTGGCACGCTGGGCCTCGATGACCCGATGGAGGGTGGTCTTGTCAGCTTCCTCGCGCTTAACGAGAACGAGGATGAAGCTCGCCATGAGCTTGGTGAGCTTGAAAGTCCGCATGAAGGAGATGACAAGGTCGTTGTCGCGCGCAGCTGCGATGTGCGGCGGGAGATGATCCGCACGGCGCGCGGTGGGCGGCCAGTCTGCAGCGGGCATTTCGGTGATCGAGCCGGCAGCGAGGCTCTCCTCAAGAGATAGCCGCACATCCTCCGCAGGGCGTTCCAAGCCGCGGGCAATGACATTGACGGGTATACCTTCGTTAGCCAGTCGCGAAGCGATCTGGTCGTAGGGGGCGTTCAACGGTGGAGTATACTCTTCAACAACTAACATAGTAACGCTTCCTTCACCAAGACGTGAAGAAAGTGTTACTTCAATCTATTAATAAATCATTAATGCCCCCGCCGCAACCGTTCCGCTCGCCAGCTTGGATAATTCCGAGGAAAGCCGCCGGGTGCTCCCGGCTCTCACGGTGACATTAATCGGCTTGCGAACCCGGCGATTTGATAAGTAGGGGTCGCGTCCAGCGGTCCCCCCTATGGAAAGCTTCAGCTTCCGACCGGCTTATAGGGCACGACCCCCGGCTCAGTCTACACTCTCGCCGGCAACAACTGGTAAACAGACGAACTTGACCATCGTCTGCGGCCCCAGCTGCTCGTGAGCCGTCTTAGTCACGGTCGTCTGCATCTTTTTGACGTTCTCGTCGTGAGCCAGTGCATCCTTGCACTCGCCCTCGGTCTTGAACAAGATCGGCCCAGACTGCGGCGAGCCATAAGTCAAGACCATGCCCCGGGCGCCGTCATACACCAATGCCTTGATACTGTACGGGTGATCCGCCACTCCGGCACGGGCTCCGTGCACCCACATCGCGGTGCAAAACGCCACCAACGCGGCTGCAACCATGATAAACACGGGTTTTTTCATTGTTTCAGACTCCTCGGCCTTTCCCACAGGTACAGTTCGTTCATGAAGGAATGACGGGACGCATAGTCGAACCCGCCATCCAGCGTCTCGGCGTCCGTCACCAGCAGCGAGCGCGCCCAGTGCGGGTCAGTGCTGTGGCGCCAGGTTTCCAGCCAA